CAATACTAGAAATTGACAGGGTTTACAGAAGCGAGGCTGAAATTCTTTCTGCATTAGATATAAGAAATCAGCAAGCAGAAAAAGCTATTCCTTTAATTCTAAGCATTTATTATAGCAGCGATTTACGGCTCGTGAGTAGAACTGAAAAAGAATTTGAAAGAAAAACGGAAAGTACGTCTATAACGGTCAGAGAAGTTAATAAAACGACGAATACAGCAAACCTACGCAGAAGAGTTGTACCAATCAACATTACGATAGAAAACACTAAAGAATATGCACTTCAGAGCACAACAGATGAAGGGCAAAGAATTATTTCAGAACTATCTGAAGCCGGTTTTCACCCTATTAGGTTGAAGCAAGAAGCGTTTAAATTAGTATTCATAAGAGCTGAAAAGAGAAAATCAACAGTTTTAGATGTAAGCCGAGTTAGAAGTCCTATTGCTGAAAATACACCCGATGATGCTGATCCCAATAATGACTATCGGACAGAAAAGAAAAGTCAAATCAAGACAGTCGAGGGTGCTGCTCAACCTGGCGATGCTGGCAGACTTTTAACATTACAAATGCCCTACGCTCCTGACGATACTTTCAAAAAGGTAGGTTCAGGCGAAAATGTTAGTTATAGTGTAACTAAATCAAGAGCGCCTTCTATTGCCAAGCAGTTTGGAAAGACACAACTTAAGCTTTTGCGCGGGGAGAGGGAAGGCGTTACTTTATTTGGTGATCCTAGGGCATTTCCGACCAGGCCAGGCAGTCAAGTTGCTATCAATTTAAATGGTATTATCGCATCTTTTATTACCTCTGGAGTTCAAATAACAATGAATGATAGAGGTATAATTGGTAGCCTTGATTGTATTTATAATTCAATCATTGGCTTTTCTAATGATCCAGCGAATCCTTTGGAAGGTCAAGTTCCATGGATAACAATTCCTGACGGAGTAACTCTGCCAAATGCACCAGCGATTGGTACTTTTACTCCCAATATCATTGGGAGTATTGAGGACGTAAACGCTCCGTAAGATGTCAAATGTACAGGATAAACTGAATACTGCTTTTCCCGGTGCGGTTGCGGGAGATGCTGTTTTAGACCAAGCTTCTGGTTATTACTGGCAGTACGATGGATCTATTTGGGTACAGAAAATACAGGGGTTAGATTGGGAAATACTTGAAATAGGTGAAAGTATTGAGCCATATGAATACATAGATGTGATTCCTCTTGGGATTTCAATAGGATATAGTTTATTTGCCAACGATTGGGATAGAAACCTAGCACTTACCACAGAAATTAATTTTGGTGTGTTTATCGGTGGAAACGTAATAATACCAACCATCGTAGACCTTGGTCCTAGTGCTCAACAAAGTTTAGTAACTGTATTTACGATACCGCCAGTAATTGCTACTGGCATCGCCGTAAAAGTATTAGATACACCTGAAATTGAAATTGTAGCTTTTGAGCCATTAGTAGAAGGTGGCTCTGATAAAGTTTTAGAGCTGATTGAACAAGAAATTGTTATAGACCTAGTAGCCCAAGAACCTAGTATTACGGTTCCTGCAACTACTGTCAATGCTGATTTTAAGACCATAAATATAAATGAACAAGAGCCATTTATTCTTGCTATTAATGATCCTTTTTATAATGACGTGAATTTTATTCTCGGTGACGGAGGGGAGCTTTTAAATACTGATTTACCGAAAGGGCGAGTTTATTTAGATGGTAGCGAAAACTTATACAAAGTATATCAATTAAATTATATTGATGAATTTTGTAATTTTGTTGATGGTAAGGAGTACTTCACAAACCATCGCCCCCTTGGTCTGGCTGATGAAACAACTGTCTTCAAAAATGTTGATGTTACCGATCCGGAGAGTTACCAAATTGAAGAGCCAGGTTCGGATTGGGATTTCGTAAGTCGTGAAATAACTGTATTCGAAGAAGCTCTTGACCTTGATTTTAATGAATATGTTGGCGGCGAACTTGGCGTAAGATATAATTCAAGCGTGAAAAATCATGGCAATGGCTCCTACTCTTTTGCAGGTAAAAGTACTTGGCTTGAGTGGATTGCAAATGATGCAGATAAATACGGCTCAGGCGATTTTACTCTTGAATGGTGGCAGTTCTTGCTTCCTGATGAGGTAAATAGAAGTGGAGCTGGATACAGTCATGGAGTCACTTATGAAAATCACATAACATTTACTCAAAATGCTGCCGTAACTAGTAATCATAACAAGAGGTTTGATTGGTATCATCCTTATGGAATTGGCTTCGACGTTAGAGAAGACTTTCATTATGGTAGAAACGATCCAAGGTACGGTTACAGGGCGTTTGGACGTAGCCAGAACTTCTTAGCAGAGCCTGGTAGCGATACTATTAGATTGTCTTACTCAACTGACGCTAAATATATACCAGATTACAATTTAAACCTTATCCCAGGAAATACCCTCGATTTCTTTGTTGATGGTATTCCTGTAACCGCAACAGTTTCAGCTTATACGCAGTTAGATACACAACCCTGGGGAGTCGAAACCCGATTAAGTGATGAAGAAGTCACTGTTGAAGGAGACTGGACAACGACATTAATTTCTTTTTCTGATTACACATTTCCTTCAAATTATGCTGTTCACGAAATTAGATTTTCGCTGCAACAGAACGGATTCTCAGCAATTTCTTTAGCTGAAGACGAAAGGTATAAAGAACGTCATGTATGTAATTTAGCTAAATTCAATAATAATAAGCTTTTCTTGAACAGAAAAGGAAACAATGAACAAACAGTAACAATAAACGGCGACTCGTTTTACGAGTATGTTTCATTTGTTCTATTGCATAATCAATTTACTGGTAATTATAGCAATCAGCCTGCGGGTACTAGATACTATGAATATAGCCCATTTTCAGAAACACTTGGAACCGACTCATATACACTTAATAATGAAGACGCCTCAGGGTTACAGCCATATGGAAAAAATGGAAACGCCTACGATCCATCTGGTTACTTTGATATAAGAGCTTATTCTCCTGTAGCTTCAACTACTGTTGGTACTGATGAATATTCGACGACAGTACATAAGATTTACAAATTCCCCTCCGGAACAGATGCCGCTGCTACTAATCAAGATGATTTCTTACAGGACTTTAGTAATAATGATTATCTTTACTGGTCTCAGGATTTAGTTAACTGGAAACTCGCAAAAATTTCAAACACTACAGCAATAGACAGTACTACAGTTACTTTCAACCTGACAAATGGCTGGGCTCTTGATTCAAGTACAGATAAAACTCTGTATGTCAGGAGATTTTATGCAACAGGTAGTAGCAGTATAAATCTTTCCCAAGGAAGCTCTGCTTATAAGGGTAGCCCATTAATTGATACTAGAAATTTCCCAAATGAAGTTGATGCAGAATTAGTAAAACAGATTGCTCCTAAAGTTTTCTTTGAAGATTTTTGCGTAGAATTTTACGTTCATCCTTTGCCTATGGTTTATGATGATGGAAGTACCAATGAACCACATAGGGCTGTAAGGCTAGACAGCGCCCCTACTTATTTTAGTAATGATTACCTAGCCCGTAGGAGGGGAACGCCCGAAGTATTCTTTCAATTCGATTCTTATCCATTCAGAGAAGAGTGGACTAGTGGACTATTTGGTGAACCATACGCAAATTTTGCATGGATTAGATGCGAAGGGTCTTATGAGGCCACTACTAACAGCAAAGGATTGACAGAAGTTAATTATAGTATTGCTTTAACAATATGGGACCCAGATTTAGATCTAGACAGCACCACCTCTCAACCGAATGACGATGCCTACTGGATCACAAGAGCAAGAGTTGTTGCTTACGAGGGGGCTAGTTACGAAATATCTGATACAAATCCTGTTCAAATACAGCCAGAAGATGATAGATGGTTCCATATCGCTGTTACATGTGAAGGAAATATTTTCACAATATATGTCAATGGTGTGCCAAAAGCACATCTCAATCCTTTTAGTAATCAAGATCAGCCAGAATATCAAGATGAATTAGATCAGATTTTTTCGGGTTATAATAAACAGGAAGTGTTCCGGTCGATAAGGCTTTGGGATGGCTCGACAAATGGTCAAGATCCTAACTCAGATACTGGTCATAATGTTGAACATATGGCTATTTTCCCTTCTACTTATACTTATCCAGAGATAGATAGATTTGGCAAAGAGGAGTGGACTGAAAATTTCCTTAATGCTTCTCCTATAGAAGGATATCGCATAACTAAAGGTCATTCAAGATATGGATCTACTCAAACATTGACTAATTTCTACGAACTTGCAATTACGGACAATGACCCTGATGGTTTACAGAATCAAGTATTTACCCCACCTCCGTTGTTATCGGTTTATCGAGAAACTCATAATGATCCCCCGTACCTAGAAATTGACGTTCAAAATTCTGAAGGTGCCTCTCCATGGAAAGAAAAAACTTGGCAACATGTTGCTATAACCAGAACAGATCAAGTTTACAATATCTACGTTGATGGAGAGCAAGTTGGTACAGATTCTTCTGAGTTTGATGAGTTCGAGTTTGCTGCAACTCCAACTTCAGCACCTATCGAAAATAGCTGGCTAGTTTTTGCTGATCGTGTTGAGATTTCAATTCTTGATATAAACAGTACTGATCTAACTTCTAATTTTGCGAAATTTAAAAATAGATTCCTAGCAGAAACACTAGATTTTTACGTTGATGACGTATTTGTCGTTAGCGGTGTAGTTGATAGTTTCACCTCTGATCTTGTCAAGGGTACATTAACTACTGTTGGCAATACTGCAGAAGCTGCTCTTTTACTTGAGACTGGAGTCCTAAAAATAGTAAGTCCTGGGTTCAAACAACCTTTGAATAGTATAGGGGCTTCGTGGTATAACTTTGATGGATGGAGAGATTTTAGAACCTCTACATTTAACGGATTTATAAACAACTTAAGATCAACAAAGGCTTCTAGGTATGGTAATGGTGCTACAATTTCACCAGACCAGTTGTTTGACGGTGCAACTAGAATTCCTGATAGTGAAGATACAAATACACTAGTACCAGCTCTGTCTAATATACAATTACAGGTCAGTGGTCAAGTTGATGGATCCGGTAATTTATTAGATATCAGTCAAAATAATCATACACTGACGGCAAGAGATTCTTCTTCGAACATACCAGGAACTATTAACAGGTGGAGCGCTTGTACTGGCCATACGACAAGGTCTGCCGGTTACGACGGAAATGAAACAGGGTCGGTTGATTTTGATTACACAGCACATTTGGGAATTATCGATCCTGGGGCCACTGAATCCCTTGGACGATGGGCTTTTTATGATGTCCACTCTGTTGGGTTTGACACGCCAAGATCTCCCGATAGTTACTATGTTATCTTAAATTTAGAGATTCGTTCTGATACTGACGGTCCCTTCTCTAGCGTAATATCCAATCCTCTAATCGAAAGCTTAGATTTCGATAAACCGGGGTGTATTTGGGTTAAATTCGAACAAGCTCCTAATACTTGGATACGTTTCGATTATACAAAAATTGAAAAATCTTCTAAATTTAGGTACTACCGGACTCCTTCACCTAATTACGTTGTTACCTCAGTCAGCGAAGATCCATATGTAACTTACAGTTTCTGGGAGAAGATTGATGGTGAACATAATTACGACAGGTGGCGTAATGCCGTATACGATGAGACCGGGGTTTGGGAAGAATTTCCAAATACAGATAGTTACATAGATGTAACTTTAACAAATCCAATTACTACGCCAGCATCTGGGTCTATCACTCCTATTACTCTCACCAATCATCCTCAGGGCACTGTTCCAGCCTTAAAGATTGAGCCTGGGCATTGGCTGGAGATTCAAAGCCCCGTAGCGGATCTAATTTTTAATGAAGAGCCCTTTACTATCGAGTATTGGATTTACGTTGACCAGCATCCAGAAGCAATAACTCCAGGGAATGCTGGATTTTTCCCAATGGATGTTACGGCAAATCCAGAACTTGCTCCTAGGCTTTATGTTGACTGGGATGAGCCTTCAAACGCTAGATATTGCGGCAGTGCTCTGGGCAGATGGGACGCAAAAAATGAAATATCAACAGATCAAAACCCTCTTGCTCCAACATACTACGACGGATTTGAGCGTGAAGATGCTTTAGATATGATGGCATATTGGGGGCCTGTCAAAGGGCGCTCATTTACTATTTCTGATGTTTTTGCAACCTTTGGTAGTAACATTAAACGTAAGCAATGGTATCACATTGCTTACACAAGAGACACGAATGGCGAAATAAGATTATTCGTTAATGGTAAGATTACGGGTGATCCTCATTTCAGTGCGTCTTACGTTGAAAAGCAGACAGATACCGTTAATAGTAGAAAATTAAATGGGATCAAGAATTTCACTCAACCTTTAAATACCATCAATACTGCTTGGCTTAATAACGTCAACCCAAATGAACTTAGGGGACTTGATGGTTATATTTCTGACTTAGTTGTAGTTAAAGGTGAAGCAATCTATGTAGAAGATTTTGAAGTTCCAAGCGCTCCTTCTTACGAAAGAAATCGTCCTAACGAAGGCGTAATGGTTACCAGTAACAACGTTCCAACTTATAAGATTGAAGCTCAAGTTCCTGGCATAGGAGAACCGCCTGGATCAGGGCCAGTTTTCACTGATCCGGGTGTAACAATTATTACTCAGCAACTTTATTCTAGTGGCACAACTTTTACTTTAACGTTAAATCCAAGCCAGAGATATACAAACTCATTAAGTCAACCTGAATTTAATATACTCCTTTATGCTAGTACTGGCGACGGTATAGCTTTTACAGGACCACAAGTTACAGACGGTGCTGGTAACAACATTGGAACATGGACGGAAATTGGCAGTGGTTCAGTCACCGTTAATGTGTGGCAATACAAAGGCGACATCATTCCAGACGGCAGCGGCAATTACACGCTAAACTGGGATGCTGGAGACGTAGGTTTGGTCCCAATTAACTGGGGTCTTCATAGAGGTACAGAATTCGACTGGGATACAAGAAGTAAACCTCCTGGTGGTTTTTACGATGGTGTTAATGCATCATCTTGGGCTACTCTAGCCAGTGGTGAATTTCTTACCACTGATAATTTTGGCGGAACAGGCCCGAGGGTTAGGACATGCCCTACACCAGCGCAAGCTCCATGGCAGGAATATTTCGGTCCAGAGGAGCAAACAACCAACATCATGGCAGTGGACCTTGCTTTAGATGCTGACTGTTTTCAAGTTAATGGTGTAGACCTTCCACTAGCAAATCCCGCTGGCGGGTCTTATCGGCTTACAAGATTTAACATGTCTGAAGAGCCTATGAGTACTAACGTCCCTGATGTTAATCGTGCTACAAATATCACTTGCTACTATGGTTACCAACGCCCTTGGACTGTTGTTGAAGCCAACCAAAGTTCTGGCGGAACTCAGGATGCGTTTCAGTACGACATGAAAAATGGCTCTCGCTGTTTTTCATTCTCTAATAATGGCGACTTTTCTACAAACCAAAACTATGTTCATCCTACCTTTGGCCCTTGGCCAATGGATGCGCTATCGAATTTCCATCTTAAGGCACAATGGCAAGGATTCCCGTTTGACTCAATTGGATTGCATAAATGGAATTGGGCAGAAATAAATGGTAATGGTAACGTTGATTTCCATGGAACGACAGTCCCTTCAAACCAGGATCACATTTGGTATGTAAACTGGAGTATTCCAAAAATTGTTCAAGCTGATTTACCAGATGGTGGTGGATTGGCTGGGAACGCTGGAAAACCTTCTAGTGGCAGACCATTTACCAGTATTAGAGATTGGGCGGATACTGATTTAGATAGTTATTTCTCAAATACTCCGCTCGTTGAGGACACAGTAGGCCTTCAGCAATTTGTCTCAAGCGGAAGAGCTTGGAGAAGTGTTGACTGGTATTCGGACCCCTGGCCAAGAGCGGCTACGATAGGCTACGGCATACCTCCAAACACTGCAGCTTCAGCGGCAGTGGGAGCAGAATTTGATAACTATCAATATTGGCATCGCGTTACGGTCTCATTCACAAAAACTTACGCTGTCGACGGACATGTTACGGGATCAACAGGAGACGGAAGTAACTGCATAGCAGAAGATTATACTGGTGTAGTTAATTTCTTTAAAGACTGCGCTTCTTACGGCGGCGATCCACCTGCTATTTTTGGAATCGGCAGGAACGATTGCAGTTTGAGAGTTGCTTGCGACGGGGCTTATATAAGCAGAGGGATCAACAATCCCCTGCCTCAACAAATTGAAGTTTTTGATTTTAATAATTATAGAACTTCGTCATCTCCTTTTGATTGTAACTGGTTAGCTCCTGACGATGGAAATATTAGAACTGAAAGCTTCTGGATTCATCCTTATACAATTGAGCTGCAAGATTACGGGACAATATCTGACCAGGATCAAAAACGCAGTCCTTGTTTTTCATTTATATCTGATGGCGGCGGCGGCAGTTCAGCGCGTCGGTCCGGCGTTGGTATAACGGCAGCAACATATCAGATCTCGCCTAAAATTAAATTCTGGGGCATGATGTTACACAATGGTGACATCACGGCAGGAGGCAGTAATACAAATGTAATCACTGACAAGAATGGGAATTCGCTTCCTGCTACCGGCTACAGGTCAATGTCCTATTTGGACAGCGATTTGGCGGAAGCCGTCACGGATGGATTTATTGTAACTGGCACAAATACAACAGGCACATTTAGCTTAAGCTCTACGCTTGACTCCGCTGGTATTTATGACTGTCTTACTGGGCCTAATCCCTGCTACGACAACTTCTCGTACTGGGATGCTCCCTTTAGGCCAAGAGGGAATGCAGTCGATCCTGGTACAAATGCAGCCAGCACCTACAACCCAAGAGCTGGTGACATTTGCCGCTTGAGGATTAAGGCAAATCAGGGTATCTATAGCGGTGGAGCTTCTGTGCAAGGCTCTGGCGCAACCTTGAGGATCAGCAAGATTGGTTACATGGATAAAGATACTGGTGCAGTAACTTACCAATCTCTTAATACTACGGATTCTCCATCATGGACACCGAATGGCAGCGTAGAAGAGGTTGATTTCTTGTTCTCCGCTTTAGGTACGAGTGTATTCAACAGTTCAATGTGGGGTCAGATCGGCCTATTTGAACTTGAATATAGTGGAAGTGCAACAAATGGAGTCATCATTGAAGCCGCAAGCATGGAATATGTCAACGATTCTTATACTTCTCGTGGCACCGCCACAGCGGCAGATATAAATGTAACTTGCTTTACCTTTAACTCAGAATTAATCGATACGGATCAAATTATATCTGAAGGAATAAGTAGCACCCTCTCTACTACTACACCAACAACAATTAGTGCTAAATCAGGAGTGCAAACCAACTGGGTAGTTAATGAAGTTGGGACCAATCAAACAACTGCAGTTATCCCGGCACCTGCGGGTGATAATACCCAAGAGTTCTTCTTATCATTTGTAGCTCATCCTGGGACTTTAGATGATCCGGCTATGGGAAGTATCGCTACTCCTCAAGAGCTACAGGAAACTATCCTTGCCCCATTCGGAAAAACTGGTATTTTGCTGGCGGACAGAGACAGTGAAGTCGTCATGCAATTTGCTTATGGATACAGGGATTCAGTGAATCCAGTCTTAAGCCAAGCGATATCTCTGCCTTCAGCAAAACCATATCTTTCGAGCACTATTAGCTACAACTATTTAAATACTTCAGAAAATGTTTATTTTGCCACTTGGTTTGACTTAATGGTTGCCGAGGATATGTTCCATCCAGACTTGGTCGATGATCCACAGTGGAGATTTTATTTAAGCCAAGCATATGATGCAGCATGTAACGTAAGTGGTACTTCTAGAATAGCTTACTACGCCGGATTAAAAACACCCTATGGCAACCGTTTAATGAACGGTCAAATGAAGGATAGCTTCCTAATTAAAAATTATCGCTGGACTGATCCAACTTTTGATAACGCTGTTGATAGAACTATTGATTATACTATTCAGCACAAAAAAGATGATGGCAACTTCTATGACGCTGATTTTGAATGGAGGCCTGGACCTATTGGTGGGCCTGGTAATAGATTTTCGAGATTCCACGCTTTAGGAGATGGATCTGATTCAGTTCAAACCAGAACTAATCTGGAAACTGATATGTTTTTGGAAATGGGTCGTAATCCTAATGCTGGGGAAGATCCAAATCAAGGTAATCAATACTGGTTGAATAATTTTTACATACCAGATGGTAAGTATTCCATTACAAACAACAGAGTTGATATATGGGAAAATGGTAATACAGATTACAGTCTAGTTTATGGATTGAAAGGAAATCCCACAATGGGAGCGTTCATCCAGAACAAGCCAAAAGGATTATTTAATACAGCTCCTTATTTTAACTCATGGTCAAATATTGGTTTCGACGGCAACAAGGTTTATCCAACATATACGATCAATGGTCATGAAATGTTCTATGAGCATCGCTATGGGGTCGATGGTATTTTACCTCAATGGGAGGCAGATCTTGGATCAGAATTCCAGTACTTCCATAGCGCATTCCTGACTGAGTATGGTGGGAGGTCATATTCAAGAGGTGGATCAGGTACTCAATTCTTTAAGACAATTAACCTCAAAGGTCCTTTTACAGACAGACTAGATAAGAATGGATCGTCAGCTTATATTGACGACGCTGGCACAATCATGAATGGTAATACTTGCGGTGCATGGGAGTTTAACCATGCTGAGAATATTGAGTGCTTGTTTGGGAGAGAAGTAACCTCATACGGATGGTCTCCAGGTATTTGGAGCCCAACATTTTATGGATCTAATGTTGGTAATTTAACAAGAGATTACACTTTAAAAGGACAATATCAAGGCCGTAGCAGAAGTACGTTTACGGGAACTACTATCAGATTTGATCTTGGCCTTAATACTACTAATCAGAACAATGATCCAGAGGGCGCAAATGAAATGCCTTGGGACTCTGCATATTTAAACAAGCGAATGGTTCAATGGATAAGCGGCAGCGGCAAAAATACAAACGCCATATACATGGCTCATCATGGAATTGGTTGGATCGAAAGGCCTTATGTGATTCATCAAAGTGATTCAACGTTCCTGAGGGGTGGCATAAATGGTCACCCTGATTACGGTTGGAGCTTTGCTACTGACGATCAAGCATTCTGTAATGGCCCATTCAACCAGCTCTTCTCAAGTAGCTGGTGGAACGATGAAAGACACGCTCTAGTTAATAACGGTTTCCAGGGGATATCTCGATCTGACTGGCCTTTAGGTTGTATTGCACAGCTAAGAACTGAAGGTACTAAAATAGGAGGGAATGTGCAATGGGAAAATAATAGATACTTTGTCAGTCCTCGTAATTGGACTGCAGGCAATCCTAGTCAACCGAATCATATTGGATATTATCAAGTAGGAGACCAACAGCAAGCAGCCTTCCAGGGAGGTCAATTCCTAGCGGGTCACCAGATGTTACAGCAACCTTGTAACTGGAGATGGAGATATGCACAGTTACAGGTTAATGGCGTTAATACAGGCCAAATATCTTCAACATTGCCATTGCAATTCGGAAACCCTAGACCACAATGGGCAAACATGTGGGGAAACATCAATGTAGATGAACCAGACACCATACTAACGTTTAGAACTATACAAGGCTTAAAAACATCTCTATGGAATTCAGGAACTACAGGCTTGAGAGATGATACTATGAATAGAAGGATATTATCTGATTTCAGTAGTGGTGGTTTAGATGACGCTCCTGGAGAGACTTTTGATACTGATCCCGATAATCTGGATACAACTACTGTTAATAGGATGAGTAGCGCTAATACAATGGCTGGCAAGCGACTTGGCTGGAATTCGAGAGGAATGTCGATGTCATTTAATAGCATATTGAAAGCTGGTCGAGATGAGGTACACGAGCCAAGATATTCTTCAGCAAGAATATTTGCGCTAGATGCTGCAATTAGTTGGGATGATGACGATTACAGTCTTAACATGACGAATACTTTATTCACTAACCGATGGGTCAACGGTGACTTAACGACTGCTCATCTGAACCTGTTTAATTACCTCAAAACAAAATTCGCTAACTATGACCCTATACAGGAAGATTAGGCAAACTAGCACCAGCATAAGGATTACTTAGACAAGGAATGTCGATTCAACAAGATAATCTGAATGCGGCCTTTCCGAGCCCCAATGATGGCGATGCAGTCTTAGATTCTACTACTGGCAGGTATTGGGTATATTCTTCTGGTTCTGGTTTATGGGTTGAATATAGTGAAGGCTTCGATTTACCTTACTTAGGCGTTCAAAGTCCGATTGAGCCTTACAGTTTTATTGAAGAGTATCCTCTAGGGATCAAGATAAGTCTTTCCATAAGTGCTGTCGATTGGGATTCAACATTATCAACTACTGATCAGGCAACTTTAGGTGTACTTATTGGCGGTCAGATTGAAACTGTTGAATCTTCTAATCAGACAGGAAGTGTTAATGTAACTATATCTAGTTTCATTCCAACCATAATCAATGATCTAACTAAGGTTGACGTTGGAAACACGGTAATTTTAACTGATGTTCCGGAACCATCTATTGGTGCAAGTGGAATTCGTATTGATACAAGTATAATCAACACAACTGCAAATCAGCCCGAAGTAAGGACAGTTATAACTCTCAATGATTCTAAAGATATAGCTATAACGGCTTTTGAGCCATCGTTATTACTGGCTTTATTCTTCCCGGCAACCGAACTCTCACTAACGGCCAATGAGCCAGAAGGCGTTGGATCTTTTGTTGCTGTAGACCCGACTTCTATTGCAGTAACAGCATTTGCTCCCCAAAGGCCAAGGATTGCACTTGAGGCTGAGTTTATTATATTTTACAACGACCTTATTCAAGGCCAAGTTGAAGTAAAGACATCGCCAAAAGTAGATTCGCCAGTACAAGTTGACTTAGACGTAGAGCCAATAAGTGTTGTAACTGGAAATCCGATTTTTGTTGATCAAGTTGAGATTGATTTTCAAGTATACGCCCCGGATGTTGATGCGTTTCCCGCTATATGGGAGGCCGGATGGTGGGGAGGCTGGACATTGAATTGGAATCAATTACCAGAAACTTTCAACTTAAATTACATTGGCTCGACCACTCCTGAGCAAGAAGACGTTGATATAGCATGCGCTTGGAATAAACCTTATCTTGAAGATGCTTATAAGACAAATGCTGGAGTAACAAGTCCTAATCCAATCAACAGCATTAATGGCAGGAGAGCAGAAGCACCAACAAAATTGTATCCAGGTAGACCCGAGCAAAAATTTAGTGGAGAATTTACTTCAAGTACTGAAGGATGTCCAAGAATAGTATTTACTGAAACTATCAACTGGGGTCATCCAGAAAAAGGTTCAGATAGCAACGATTTTGAGTCTTACCCTCATGGTTTAGGAGATTTCCCGAATTATTTTGCTTCATACGCAGATTATAGTGATAAGCCTTGGGCTTACTGGAGTAGTGCATCAATTAATACTACCTTTGATACGGATATCGTTAGTAACGGTCAAACTTTTCCAACTGGTTACCAAGATCGTTTAGATACATTCCGATCTTATAATTTCTTCCACCCAGGAGGCAGTTGGCACGAAAATACTCCCGGTGTATGTGCTTCCAGAATTAATAATGCGCTTGGATCTAGTCACCTTGATATAGCTGGTGTTTTCACTTTAGAACTATGGATATATCCACTGAGTGCCAATTTTACTGGACTTACTAATGCTGATTATATCCCCATAATTGGTCATAATCAATATTGGCAATATGACAAAAATCATGATCCTTACAACCAAACAAGGAGTACATCATCTCAGCCTTTCATAGGTGATAATTTCTTTACTGGATGGGACCTTTATTTCTTTGGCGAAAGCGGTACGGGCACTGTTGGATTCAGAGGTTCTACTAATAGGTACAGATGGAATTTTAATAGAACGCATATTGACAGTGTCAATGTTAGGAGTGTTTTCGAATATGAAGTTACTGATCCTACAGTACTCAATACAAGCGATAATGCAAATAATGATCCTCTGTCAATTTTTGGAATTGACACTCCGAATTACACTAGTGTTTTGTTCAATTCAGTAAATGGAACTAACGTCACCCCGGCAGAGGAACCTGATTACTATGACCATAGATGTACAGGAGCTGCAAATCAATTAATAGCTAATCAATGGAATCACATTGTTTTGCATTGTGACGGTGCCGGATATATTAATATTGCCACTAATGGTATATGGGGAAGTGATCAAAGGTTACTTTGTGGATCGACTCCTGATGAGTATTACACCAATAATGGTGGCACCTCCGGCGGTGGCAGTTTTATAAAAAGAACTTTTCAGGGATTACGTTGTATAACTAATCTAAGGTTTAAAGATTATCCAACGGCAGCGATACAACACCATGTCAGTAGGATGGATAATCTTAATGCCAATGGTGGGGGATTTATAACCTATCCTGGTTGGGTTTATATGCGTGAAACCAATCATACTGATTATTCGAAGATAACACTAGGCGCATTCACTGAACCTTTTTACACATGGATGGACGAAACCCCTCAAGGTTATGGGGCAGGCAGGCTTGCTACTGGAGAGTTCACCGAACTAATTCCAGGCTTGCATAATCGATTTGAAGGATATATTCATGAAATTAGGTATATGCCTTGGCTTAAATATGATGAAAGATATTATAGAGGTAGTTATTTGGCTGATCACTATTGGGCAGGAGACCTTACAAATCCAACTATTAGTGGAACGCCAAGTGCTACTTTTACTTTACCTGGCAATTTCGGGATATCAGGTCTTACATGGCCTAATTTTGACACAAACCTTCCGACTGAGCCCTTTCCTTATAGTTTTGGAAGAAGAGAAGTTGACGGCACTGTTTCGACTGTTTGCACAAGCATTTACGAACCTGAATTGCGTAGATATTATTGGCATGCGTTTAACAGAGTCAGGTCGATTACTCAACATTATGCTAGCTGGACTGGCATTTCGGATGAATGGTTCAAGCGTATCAATGAGTTTATTATCAGTTGCAAGAAAGATGGCAATTGGTACAAAATGAATGATGTATATCTTTTCCCTGGCTATGCGAATTATAGAATAGATGGTTTTTGCCTAAAAGGAAGAACCTTCCAAGATTATTTTACAGAAGAAATGACCTTCAGTGCTCCAGGATTAGAGCTTGAATATAGAGATCCAGGTTATGACAGGCATTATGGAATCACAAACTCTCTTGGCGGGGATTTACCCTCTGCAAATCTTTTAGGCTTAAGACTGCCTAGGGTTAACTCTGAGTGGCCTGAGTCTGATCATCATAGAGCTACCTATGTCACGAAAGTCGGAGCAGGGCCAGTGTTTAGTAGCGGAATAGATGAATTCGGCAGCACGACTGTTGATTGGTATCCAGGAAGGTCTGGAATTAAGCATGGCTTTGTAACAAACGAGAAAACTATTAGCGGTGAAGATGCTGCCATTTCAAGCGGTGGATTTATTGGTTTCAATAGAAAGAATAAAGAATCTTATGAAGCCATGTTACCTGGACTTAATGGGTTACAGGTATATAACGTACCTAGTCAGACGCCATGGATGGAACCAGTTGAGCTATTAAAAACAAGCTATGGTCAAAGTTATGATTATAAAACTGCCGTGTTATCAAATCATTCTTTAGGTTTCTACTCTCATGGCAGAGCGGTCGACCTACAAAGATTGGAGTACAGGGTAACCAAGCTAATGACCGAACTAGCTGCTTTGAAAAATTCATGGCAGCCAGAGCAATTTTATGTAGGTAATGATTTTTGATTGGTAAACTATTTCAGACTTTAATAGACCCGAACCGTGGCCGTCACAGTTAACGTTTACAATCAAGCGGCAGGGTTGTTTGCCCAGGGCTTAGTCAACATCGACGGGCCTTCATCTGCAACGGATGTGTTCTCTGCTTTCAAAGTTGCTCTATACACAGACATCAACCCAACGTTTACTGCGACAGATACAACCTTGGCGCAGTTCACGGCTACTGGTGTTACAGAAGTTGTCAATCCTAACTACACGGCAGGCGGCAACGCTTTAGTGAATCCTGTAATCACCGCTGCGGGTAATGACGCAACGTTTGACGCTGATGATTTCAGTGTTACTGCAAGTGGTTCAGATATTCAAGCCGGTTGCGCCCTTCTCTATCGAACTTCATACGCAACTGTTGATGCTGTTGATCGGCCTCTATTGCTGCTTACCTTTGGTGGAACCGAGACAGCCTCTGCCGGAACCGATTTCAAAATCGTTTGGTCGGCTAATGGTATCTTCAGCTTCGTGGTTGCCGGTTGATAAATGACTATTTCAAGCGAAATCAGTACTAAGGAGCTTGCAAGAACTGCCATTAGGGCTTACGAAGGTAAGACACTAAAGGTATTCTTAGCAAACGGTGATGGTAACCAGACGGTCGACAGCTTGATCAGCGAATGGCGTGCTTTCGAATTACCTGCAACCGCTGGTTATGTAGAATTTTCTGAAGTGATCGGTCAAGGTGCATACGACAATACAACACTTTCCTATCTTCTGCCGCAGGCCAATGCTTCTTACACAGCCAGTGGCGGTTCTTTTGCTTGGAATGATGTCATTGTTTATGTAGATGACCCTGTCTTGCAATCAGAAACTAGAACCGATTCTCTTGGCATTAATACAGGCGCAAGCACTATTACTGCGGCTTCTGGTGATTTCGCTGCCGATGGTTTTGTGGCGGGCGAATATGTAACTATTAGCGGCAGCGGCTTAAATGACGGCACATATGAAATTTCAACTGTAGCCGCATTATCATTAACAATTAATTCTACAACTACTCCATTACTAGCAGATGAAACTTCCTCGATGACTTTGACTAGGAGCTTGCTGTATCCTTACGCTTATATCGAGGAAATTAGTTCACGAACTTTGGCTGATGGTCAATCTCATACATATGCAATCACGTTAAACACTAATGACGCTTAATGACGCTTAATGTCCCTTAACATACAGATAAACCTTGACTTAAGTGCATTAAGCGAAGAGGCTATAAGAGCTAAACTTGCGTCTGTTATTAATAGAATAAAGCAAGAATATTCGAGGCAGGAAGGCGAGAAAGAAGCAGACAAAGAAGTCATAGAGGAAAAGAAAGAACAAAAAACATATGAAAACAAATTAGTAGAAAGAGCAGATCCAAGGCAGATTAACAACGATCCTTCAGTACTTAATCAAAGATTAGATCTGAAGAATTACAGGTTTAGAGATAAATTGTATGGGGGCTTTTGGATCAGGTACGAGAATAGACCAGAATTTCAACACGCTCTATTTTGTTTCACTTCTCCGGGTTCATTTGGGTGGAGGGTGTTGAATTACGATCAGATATATGATTCAGTTTCACCAGTCTGGGTGTATGATTATGGCGCAAAGTTAGATGAATTTATGCAAAGTCTTTATGGTTATGATAAGTATAATTTTATAGCAACGGAAGATGAATTTTTTCACCTTAAGCAGGCGAATTTAGATCAATTTAGTATAATCCCATACAATGGATCCGTTCCCGCAACAGACCAGAGGGGTAATAAAAACAGAGCTGAATTCCTTGGAGATTATGCTATATTTGGCGATCCATCCAGAGAAGCTAACAGAATTCTAGGTGTCGATGACGGAACTCTAAATATCATTCATCAGTTATATAGAGGAAGACAATCTAATGGTGGTGTACAATTCAGGTTTCTGCCACTGATTGATGAGATTGGTGTACTGATAATAAGCGGAGTAGGTGCTACTACTGCTTGGTATAAGGAAATTGCTTACGAACAGGTTAAAGCATTCAATTCCAGAGGCGATGGTCCTAGTAACGTATATGAGCAACAATTTGGTATCGTAGCTCCTCAATTTTATGCTAGACAAGTTAAAAGAAATGGTGCTAATTTAAATCAGGTAGGGAAACCTCCGAAAATGTTATTCAAAAGCCCTCCAGGAGGTGTCAAAATACAGGCATTTAATGTGGTAATGGAAGTACCTCATAATTCTCAAACTTATGACCCTGACGATGTACTTTCGGCAGATATGGGGCATACAATCAAATTTAGATTGAAGATGTGTACCGGAAGCGAGTGGCGCAATATGATGTATAATTTTAATGGAACTCCTCAAATGGAGACCGCTTCGAGAATTCCACCTGAAAGTTTTAATTTTATTTCTGAAGATTTTGGTATCAATATTTTAGAAGATGCAACAATCACTTATCCTGATCAGTATTTTATAGGTGATCCTTTACGATTCCCTGAAGATCTTTCTTGCAATAGCGACCCAGATTGGTGTGAGCCTAACAACCCTAACAATGATTGGTCTGGTCCTCAAGCTGAGGATTGGCTAGGTCAAGGAATTTATCACATCTCAAATAATCCTGCAAAATACAGTGCTTATAATTGGGGCTTTAAAGCAGCACAAGGATATGATACTACGATTTGTGATCCAGATGCGTCAGACACTGCGATATCTTACCTTACTTTAATGAATGGAACAATTACAAGGAGTGAAATAAGACAACTTAGGATTAGAACAGAGGATGATCTTGGTGAAGAACCATACGTTTACGAAAGACCATATGCTCAAAACACTGGAATTCTACTTAACGAACAATCTGACGGCTACACTGTTCCAGAAGGATATGTAGTTTTTATTGACTTTTTGGAATTTGAAGTTGATGACCCTCCAACTCAACAATGCGACTTTGGAGTTTATCCTGGTTTTAGGGGTCTCTGGAGCAGTGGGGATGTTTACGATGATCTAATTGCTGACCAAGGCGACGGATCCGTTAATTTTGCAACAGGTGGTATAGGTTACAAGCAAAAACTTTTAGACACACGAGGTATATACGGAGTCACAAATTTGATTGTTAGTTTTCAAATGCATAGGATATCAGAGTCAGACTTTGTCAATGTAATTAACAGTAGGGGTGCATCAGTACCTCCCAATCATAATGCTTATGCAACAGTATTAGACGAAAAATATTTAGACACTGTTAGTCCTATAAGTGATATAACTGTTAGATCTTTTATTATGGGTCCTCAAGTAACTGAGGAGATACAAACTCCATCAAAGGTAGTAGGTCTTGTTAAAAGTGGTGCGCTTTTTAATAAGCCTGAAAAGCTTAGCGGCAATATAGGGAATGATTTCATACAGCCTTTCGGTGGAGGACTTGACGAGGGTAGTAGTTTAAATGAAGCACTTGGCTGGGATAGCGGAAGAAGACTTTTTCCAAAAAATATAAGTTATAATTTTGACAATAGAGTAGGTTTAAAGAGCCCTACTGGAACAGCTTCTGGGGGCAGTGTTGGACTAAGAACTGTTCCCTACGGTCAAGCTGTCGACATAGATTTGCTTTCAGAATACGATGGAAATAAAGGATTTAACATTCCTTGGCCCGAATTTTATATTTCAGCAAATGATCACAGGCCTTTAGCAGGACGAGACAATTTTCCCATGCATCTCAGTTGGGACCTTTTTTCCAGTATGGATTGGAGGGCAAGGCCAATACTAAACGCGCAATATACTTTTTCTTGTAAAATAAAAATAAGAAAAAATTATGCCGCCTTGGCTGGCTACCCAAATTGGCCGTACACTGCGCCTAGAGCTACCAATGAATACGGCCAGATTGGATGGGACAGTGAAAGTGGAGGCCAGGGATTTAATGCAATCAAAGGTAACATGCAAGTTGCGGGTCTTTATAGCCCTAAATATATGGCCTGCAATGGCAGAAGTGATGATGCTAATCTATACTTTACTCTTGTGCATGTTGTTTTTGATACGGATAAAGTTAGGCCTAGATTTTTAGAACGCAAAGTAGTACGAATACCAGGAAGAGATAAATGGGTAAATGTAAGTATGACAATAAATTATCAGGGAAATGATTGTGTTTGGCTAATGGCTTTTAATGGTCAAGAAAGATTCATGACTGATATTATGACAACGAATCTACAAGTTGAAGAAGGAGCATTTCAAACTTCTTTCGAATTACAAGATTCGAAGCTTTTATTTGAAGGGCCGTCTCGGCCAGGTTCGGGTCTATTAAATGCCTCTGCAAATGCGGGACCCAGTCCGCCTATTTGGTTGATGTCTGATCTTTCTGGAAATACTTTAATTCCAAATGATTGTATGGGCATAGCAAATGAATTTGGTTTCTATTTACAGGGCAACAATTCTCTTGGCGAAAATAACATAGCACCTGCAGATTTCTTTGTTCCTGAGTATAAAACAGATGCCTTTGGCACCCCACAGTCAATATGCTTTGGCCCTTTAGCCACTGAAAACACAGAAGGTGGTGCTGATGGTGGTGGTGCTAGTGGTTTTCCTGCTCCTCCTTGCGAGAATTCGCCGGAATATGATGAACCATTAGTTTGCGCTAAAGATCAGAGTGCAGATACCCCAGATTTAGAAAGCAATACAGGAATTTGCTTAGATAGAAATAAAAATGTAGGTCAATACATCGAACCAAATAGTCGTGGCAATATTGTAATTAACCAAGATTCTCTTTCCAGCAATCAAAATAATCCTGAGTTTGCAGAAGCGCCGCCAAGCAGATTCAACAATCCTAACATCGAGGGTAATTACGCTTACACTTCTGTAGGAGACGCTTATACGGCAGTTGCTGGAGAACAAGTTTCAAGCGGCAAAACAGATCCAAATACAAATCCTAATTTTGTTGATGCTTCGAGGTGCGCGGATAGCAGAGACTATAAAACTGATCAAAGGTATTTTTATATTGTCCCTGAATCCCAAAGAGGTCAAGCTGATTATATTGGCAGAGTAAACCAGACTCAAATTCTTAGAAATGCTAATTTGCCGCCACCGCCACCAGGGAATCCAGCTATACCAAGAACGTATAATCAAGGTCCTCCAGATGATTTTAATCTAGGTATTGATGACGCATGTCTCTTAAGTGGCATTGATAACGAAAATGTAACAAAAGATGGAGATGCTAAATATAGTGGAAATGTTTTAAGTGAAAATAATTGCTTAACTGATGGGTGTACGAATGCCAGCAACACTAAGAATGCGGGTAAAATTTGCTACTCAAATAGGCCAAACTTGCCTCAGCCTCAATTAACAGAAGACGGCCAAGTGGTAGACCCTTGTAGAGATCCAGTACCTTCAGATCCAAATGATTGTGAACTAAATAGGCAGAAGTTCGAAAGTTATTTTAATTGGTTGCAAGATAGCGAATATGAAAGCAATGAATTTTATAATCAAGGACATTCTGACGGAATGCCTAAATTTATTGGCTTTGCTAGCGGCGGTAAAAGAAATGTGCAGCGCAATATAGAAAATTTGCGCAATTTAGGTTATAACACGGAATTTATTTTAGCGAGAGCTGCAGGATATACGAACGAAGAAATTAGCTCCGGAGATATTAACTTTTCTGAAATTTATGAGGGCGAAGGGCTTGACGAAACAGTTGATTCTTAGGGATTCTAAATAAAAAGTTCTAACCAAAATGGCTACCGACAATATTGAAGAGCTGTTTGCTATTGCCGTAAGCAACGCAGAAACAAGAAGGGCTAACGAGATCACGAAACGCTCTGCTTCCAAAATTCTTCAACGTTATAATCTCTCGGCTAATACAAAAAAGGTTGGCAAGAGAGGTTTTATACATTAATTAGGAAAACTATCGGGCCAAAAGAGGCGTGATGCCTTTTTATTATGTCCGAACAAACTGTAAACGATCTGAATGCAACCGAGACGGTTGTCGAAGATCAAGCCCTTCCGAGCGAAGGCCAAAAGACCTATACTGAAGATGAGGTCCAGCGATTGCTTAGTGCTGTAAAGAAAACACGAGATGAAGTAAAAACCTATCAGAAAGAAAACAAAGAGCTTCTCTCTCAAATGGAGAAGTTCAAAGAAATCAATCCTGATGAATATCGAAAACTGCAAGAAGACGCGGCTCTTGCTGAGAAAGAGCGTCGAGCAGTAGAAGAGCGATCGTCTTTGCTTGAAGAGAAATACGGCGCACAGACGGCAGAAGCTGTTAAAGCGATGGAGGCGAAGGAAGCAGAGCTTACTGAGTTTCGTAAACGCTATGTGCTAGAGAAAGTTTTCTTTGCTGCAGGCGGTCGTACAGACGCGGATGGTGGAGCAAGCTTCTTTGATCTGATTGCTGACAGAGTCGGACATCGATTCAAGCTTGACGGTTCTGGTCAAGTCATTGTGGTTGACGAACAAGGTGATCCGATGATTGATAAGGAGACAGGCAAACGCCTTGATCCGGAAACGTTCATGGCAAGTTTTAAAACGCATCGAATCTACGGTACGTTCTTTAAGTCGCAAAAAGGTGCAGGAGCTGCTTTGCCTTTGGGATCAGATCCTTCTGCAATCCCTGGCGAGGATCTTGACAATATGAGTGGAGACGAAATGTTTATGCGTGGTTGGGCCTAACTCACCACTTCACGCGATTCGCCCAATAGGCCGCGCTCATCTTACCCTTTTTAATATTTCTTGCATGGCGGGCTTTGAAAGAGGCCCGCTTTTTCTTCATTGCACTGCTCTCGCCAGCCTTGGGCTTGCCTGCAGTTTTGGCTCCTTTCTGACCGAAGCGAATCGTCTTGATTCGTGAGCCTTCTTTGGCGACAACAATATGAGACTTGGTCTTATGACCAGGAGTCCTCTTTGGTTTGTTATAACCACTGACTCCAGCTTTTTTTAATCTAGGGTCAGGCTTTTTCATTTCTTCCTCTTCTTAGCTGTCTTTGCTGCTTTACGGAAATCGCTTGCCTTGGGAGCGCCTTTGCTACCAGGCTTGCGCATCCTTTCATCGCTACCGGCCTTGATACGACGGCGTTTTGCTGCGATATTGGCGTATAACCCCGGTCGTTTGGCCATTACTTAAAAGTTTTTAAGTTATCCAAGTTTAGTTTTCCTTAATTACTTTTTTTTCGGAAATCTAGTGTGAGTACCCAGCCCTGATGTTCGTGATGAGCTTTCAGGGAGGGTCAACCGTCAATTTGAACGTGATGTTCTAAATGACGACGCCTTTCCTGTTTATTCTTTCATCATTTTTTTTATCATGGCTCTTACTTTAGCCGAAGCTAAAAAGCATTCCACAAACATCCAAGAACGGGCAATTATCACCGAGTTAGCCGCTGGCCAGCTCCTGTCCGTCATGCCTTTCCGCGAGATTCCTGGTGGCGGCCACTTCTGGCGTCGTGAGGAGTCCCTGGGTGATGTCGGCTTCCGTGCTTTCAACGACACCTACACCGAAAGCTACGGTTCGACCAAGCAACAGTCTGAAGCTCTCCGCCTGTTTGGTGGTGATATAAAAGTTGACAAAGCCATCGTCGATCTCGAAGGTGGCGAGGCCCGTGCTTATCAGATCCAATCCAAGACCCGCGCAATGCGCCTTGCTTGGGAAGGTCTGTTCATCAACGGTGACGCCAACAGCACTGCTAATGAGTTCGACGGCCTTGCTCGTCGCATTCAGTCTGGTTCTAGCCAGTTCTTCACCAATGGCGTTGGTAACATCAACCTGGACAAGCTTGATGAAGCCATCGACAGCGTGGACGCCCAGGGCGGTTCCAAGTATCTGGTGATGTCTAAGTCTGCTCGTCGCGCCCTGAGCAAAATTGCTCGCGCTAACGGCCAGATCGATATCGAGCGCACTGCATTCGGCTACCAGCAAATGGTTTACGCCGGTCTGCCCGTGCTCGAACTGGATCGTGACCACCTGAACGTGGCCATCCTCGACTCCGACCCTGCCGACCAGGACATCTATGTGGTCTCCTTCGGTAACGACCTCCTGACCGGCATCCAGAATGGCGGCCCTCAAGTCCGTGACCTGGGTGAGGATACTGCAGCTCCTGTGCTCACCACCCGCGTTGAGTGGTACTGCGGCATGGCTCTGATCAACGGTCGCGCTGCAGCTCGCCTGAATGGTGTTAACGCTACCGCTTCTCTCTGATCGCTAATTAAAGCAATCATTAAAATAAACCTCCTTGGTTGCAAGGGGGTTTTTTTATGGCTATGGTTTGAATGCGTTGGACGTGACCTGGAGCCGGGGATGAGATCCCGGCTCTTTTTTTGCCTTATGGAAAACATCACCACCAAAGAACAGGAACTACGCTTGACGAAACTCCTCGTAAGAGCGATCAAAAATGATCAGATGTCAGTTTTTCTTGGAATATGTAGTGCTGGAGTTGATTATGTTCCAAAAGATTCAATGCGCAGAATTTTGATCGACGAAGTTCCTGCTTCTTTGGAAGAGTCTGAAACCAAGAGAATGATCAGTTGGATTAGTCAAGCTTTACAAGCGATGACTCAGGCTAAGGATACTGCTAATATCTGACCGGGATCCCCCACCGGGGCAGAACTTCTGCCTCGGTCCCTTTTTTTGTCAACTCGCTATTCAAACAAATTGGCTGAAGGACGCTGGGACACAGTGCAAGACTTGGTGGACGCAAAAAAAGTCCAACAGAAAGTCAAAAAGAAACTCATCCAGAGACCGCCATCCAAAGAGAAGCTTTACAAGATGGCTCAGTATGCAGTCAAGCAAGTCCTAGAGGACTACAAGCAGCATTCTGATGATGAGTTACATCAAGTCGCTACAGAGACACTGGGTAATGAATACCGTTGGCTCAAATACAGAGTTGTTAATTCAGTGGTGCTTATTAAAAATGCACCTAATCCACTTTATCAACTAGATGATAGGGGTGGAAAACTTTACTGGACAAAGCAACATCAATAAAAAAAAGGGGCTAAGCCCCTTTTTTATTTGATCACTCCGTATTTCTTTTTGGTCAATATAGTCAGTTCTCGACAACGGCTTTTAAACCATCGACCATGATCACCATCAGTCTTTCGAACAATATATTGTTCTGCGTGAATCATTTCATGCAATAAAATATTCAAAGTGAATTTTTTAGACATATAAGGATTGATGGTGATGCCATCGAAACGATTGGCATAGCCAAATGCACGGCCACAAAGACCACCGTTTTTGTTTCCCCTAAAGTAAATTCCTACATTTAGAGGAAGCTTCATGTCGAAATACTTGAGATTGAACTTGATGTACTGAGCCATCAACCAATCATCATCAAGTTTCTCTTTAACGCAAAGAGAGTCTGGGCCGTGGGGGCGTTTTGCTGGAGCAAGTGGGACGTAAACCATGGGGGTTCCCTGTTGGACCCTTTCATATTAACCGATCCGAGCGGCATTGTCAACCTATTGATTGGTAAACTATTGCAGTTTACCTTTCTTCACAATGGAAAAAGCAGATCACGAGTACATCGAAACTCATTCAGAACTTGCCGAAAAGTTAAATGGGCGTTTCGCGATGTTGGGTATTGTTGCTGCTCTGGGAGCCTATTTTATGACAGGGGAAATTATTCCAGGCATTTTCTGATGGGCTACTGGCAAATGGTTGGCATCGTAGGTGGCATTACAGGCATCCTAATGGCATCTATGGTGCTAGCCGTTCGCTGGTTGGTTAAAAACGATGGGAAACTCTCCGGTTGATAAAAGTCAAGATTTTATTAAATCCGGCAAGAAGTTGATTACTGAATACGGAAGCCTAAGTGGTGAGATAGCCACAGGAGGGCTAAATGGCAAGCACAAGCCTAAGCACAAGGGGTCTAAACATCCCAGCGTATGACTATGTGTTTAACACATACACTGCAGGCAATTTAACTCAGACGGTGTATCGGATCGGCGGTGCTGCCGGTGACATTGTTGCCACGTTGACTTACACCTACGACGGCAACAACAACGTTGAATCCATCACTAAGACCTGATTATGCCTTATCAATTTGACCCATTAACAGGATCTGTTTCACTGTCTGGAGGGGGTGGCCTGACAGATGTCAATGGACCTATGTCTGGCTCTGTTATTCCGGACACAAACTCCAGTTACGACTTAGGTTCTGCCGAGAACAAGATTCGCCACCTTTACCTGTCTGATAATTCCATCTACACCACTGGTGGAGTTCTTAGTATTGGCGATGCTGATGACGCTGATCCTCCGTCAACCAAGCAGCGTCCAATTAAAGGTACTGACTTCAAAACTCTTGTTCAGCAATCTGCCGACTTTGCTGATTTTAAGGCTCGTATCGACGCCGCAACTGAGTTCTAGTTTGGTAGCCTAAATTGGGCAAACTGTCAGTGACATTGCAGTTTTCCTGAAGTTTTCCTTATTCTCTTTATAACAATGGCAGCTCGTTCTTCTGGTATTTTTCCAATTGAGGGTTTTCATCCCGATAAGCTGATGGAGGTCCCCGTGACTACTCCTGCAGCTTGTCCTACCACCCTCGAAAACATCACCACCATCCGCGTGGTTCTCGTTAACGCCGCTATCACTGGCGATGCCAACGTGACCGTCACCATCGGTGGTCAAGACGTGGTCTTCGAAGCTGGCGACCTGGATCTGAATGGCGTGGGCATCTCCCACGTTCGTGGTTCCCTGTGTGACGCTAACAACAACATGGTGTATGTCACTAACGCTGGCGGTGGTTCTGTGTCCGTCGACAGGGTCTATCTGGACGCAGTCGACTTCTGATTTCCGTTTTTTGTGGAATAATAAGGGGGTACTTTTACCCCCCTTTTTTTTAGCCATGTACTTAGACAAGCGTCCAACAATCTTTACAAAAGACGGACAAATCAAAGAAGTTTTCCACACAGTCAAGGCAGATGAGCTAAAGAAGTTGGGCTGGGTTGTTGAAGGGGAAGACGAGACCGAAGTAACTAATGATCTGCCGGGTGAGCCTGACTCTGCCCCTGAAGCCGAAGCCAATCCAGAAGAGCTTGAGGCTATTCAAAAAATTGAAGCCGAAGAAGATCTTAAAATGATGCTTGAAACGATGACGAAGGACAAATTGATCGCCTTTGCCGAAGAGAAAGGGGTTCGAGTTGATCCTCATGCCAAGAAAGCAAATATTATTGATAAAATTATCCAAGATATTGACGATGTTGAGGTAGGCCGATGATTGAATTTGAATATGTAAAAGGGCCAAGAATCTTAGAAGATGGAAGGAATTTGGATGAAGATGTTAAGTCATCTTTTCCTACTAACGTCCAGAATCGTCAGATCACTGATCCTGTCAGTGATGGATCTCTTGGAGAAGGTGGCTATGCTCCAGGACAGAAAAATAAGGATGGCACAGATTTATAAGGCATACTAGTTAGTATGCTTTTAATCCCATGCCAATGCCCAAGGCTCTTGCCGCCAACATGAAAAAAATGAAAGAGAAAGCTATGAAAGGTAAAAAAGGAGGTTACAAGAAGTCTCCTAAAGGCAAAAAATGAATAAATGAGGAAGCCTATAATAGGCTTCTTTTTTTTTGCAATTGTGGATCCTGAACACATCAGCCAAGCCGATGTTTACCACAGACTAGGAAGTCTAGAAGGTAAGTTAGATGCTGCTATCTCACAAATGGCAAGCCTAAGAAGTGACATAAATATTGCTTTTCAACGAATACGAAAGATCGAAACGCAAGTCAACAGGTTTGTAGGTATTGGCCTGGTTCTGACAATAATTATTCCTGCAGGGATCACTTATTTAGCCAGCACAAATCAGCATGTCGTAGAAAGAGTAGTGATAGAAAGGCTCGAAGAATAATATTTAACGAAGGCTCGGTAATATATATGAGTCCACGATGAAACAAAGTGTCTCCAGCAAGGTACTTACCTTTAGCTAGCGCTGCTTCTTTGTTATCTGACAAAGATGAGCGTCACTTGGCGATGGCCTGGCTTGAGACGCAAATTTCTAATCAGACTTATCAAGAATTTCTTGAGCGTTTTTGGATCAATGATAAAAAATCATTGTACATCGACGTGCCTTATTTTAGCCAGCTAGATAGTACGACTGGACACGCCGAGAGGATGTGTCAAGCAAGTTCTATTGCTATGGCTGTGGCCTATCTGCGGGAAGATGTTATCGTCGATGATGATGACTATCTGAATCATGTTTTAGACTTTGGCGATGTCGTGGCAGCCAACTCTCACGCGAGTGCTCTTAACAAGATTGGAATCAAGAATGAATTCAAGCAAGATGGTAAAGAGCAAGATATCTGTAATTTACTAAATGAAGGTGTTCC